TCAGGCTTCATGACACAAGGCTCCCAAGGGAAACCAGCATCCTTCAAGAAAGAAGTAAGCGGATCTTTGGCATCGCTACGGACGCGACGAATGAAATAAGCACTATGTTGAGGATGAATGCCGCTAGCAGTACCAGTGAGCTGACTAACAGTTCCCTCAGGCTTGACACACGTGATCGCAGCAGAAGCATTGATGCCAAGTTCAGCAGCAAGGTGCTTATTAGTATCGACAGCAACATTCTTCAGCTCCTCTAAACGTGCAGGCAAGCCTTTATCGTAGGCGTTGTTCAACAAGGTATTGTCTAGGATACCTGTCATGGAGACACCCAACAAACGCTCTTCCTCAGTGTTAGTCTGCCACACTTTACGCAGGTACGGGAAGCTAGTCAACGTCGATTGGAAAGTTCCAAGTATAGTCGCGATAGCCACTTTCTCTTTGAGAGACTCCACAGTGTCATCCGCACGAACAATAACTGAGCTGAGGTTGCAGAACTGATAAGGACGGAGAATAATCTCAGAGCAAGGGTTAGTACCCCACTCTTTATTGAGTACACGACGACCATTCTTAGCTGCTTGAATCTCTGACGCATAGCGGTTAAAGATACCTCGTTCACCTGAGTGTGATTCATAGATATTGCTCCATTCACGCATGAACTGGCCTACGTCAGGTTTGACATCGTACACAGCTGAGTTGTTAGCCAAGGCTCGTTGACCATTACCGTCCCACCAAGCACCTGCTTTAGCCTTAGCCATACGATCATCACCCAAGTCAGACAGAGAGATCATAGCAGATCGACGTACACCACCGACAACCACGACTTCCCCAATCTTGCAGAGAATGTCATGTGCTTCAATCGAGAATAGCTTCCGACCCTGTGCTCCCTTGAACTTCTGTACGACATACTTGAAGAGTTCGACCAACGGCTCAGGACCACTTGCACGACCGCCGAATGTTTTAAGGCGTGTTCCTGCCGAACGTACAGCGGAGACATCCCACTTAGGTACTTCACCTGCCCACAGGAGGGCAAGTACTTGTCGTAGTGCCTTTGCCCATCCTTCTTTGGAGTCTTTAACGTGAACCACAGTATTAGACTCATAAAGCTTTTCAGGGATTTCAGGTAAACGGTTGACATACTTCTGCTCCACAGAGAAACCTACACCTGTACCACACAGGAGAATGTACATAGCCTCATCAAAGGCCTTAGGGTCATCAATGGGCAAGTATGAGCAGTTGTAACCAGCTACGTTCTGACGTTCCAAGGCATCACCAGCAGTCATAAGACTACGCATAGAGGGCATAACGTCGAGGTTCATCACTGCACCCTCAAGACGGCTACGCATCTCCGGTGTCAAGGTGTAGCTATGTTTGTCACTTAGGTGACTCTCCATGAAGTCAAAGTAGCGAGAGACTGTCTCGTTCCAGTGCTCACGACGGCCTTTATCGTCCAAGTAGCGGCTATAACGGCTCTTGGCAATGTAGGTCTGGTAGGGTGTCATATTCATTTGTTCAGTTCCATGTGTTATTTTTAGTGGGCAGGCATTTTAGTATGATGAAATCATTTTGTCAAGATACCAACGAGCTTTTTCGAGGTCTTCTTTACCATTCTTGTCCATGAATCTCATTAAGTACTGCATAAGTTGTACATAATCAGCAATGAACATACCTTCTACGGGAGGGCCAAACTTGTTTACAAGCTTCTCAATTACATCACGTACCTCAATACCTGCTCCTCCTGTAGGTAGTTCATCCCAAGCAAACAACATGTAATGCTTTGGTTTACTAATTACATTGAAGTCTTCAGCTGATGTGCCGTTTAAGCCTTGCGTAAAGCGTTGTTCCATCGGGATGTTCAAAGCAGCCATATATTCCTCAATCTCTCTTACTGTTGGTTTGCTCATAAGTTTCCTTCAAATATTTAAGACTAACAGGCATTTCATCGAAACTACCGTCTTGCACATCGTTTAACATCCAAACACCAGCCCATGAGCCGTTCGTCTGAGGTGTTAAATAATCCTCGTTGTGAGGATAGCAAATACCAGCGAAAAGACCAGTCATTTGTTTACCGTCTGCGCGTTTAGCAAAAGCGATCCCACGATCTTGGACATGTCCCATGATACAGCTCATGTGCTTCTTTGTCAGCATGTTAGCAGGGGAACTAACAGGACGACCCATAACACCAGAGGTAAAGTAGTGACAGTAAGCAATACCATCAATGATGATAGGTTGAAGAAAATCTACAAACTCCCATCCTGATTTCTCAAGAGCAAAATCATCATAACCAATCAGACCGTCTAGTTTGCGATCGCTATTGATAGCTCGTTGAATACGCTCCTCGTGATTTCCACATAAGAACACAAGACGGGGTTTCCACTGCTTCTCTTTGTTTCGCTTAAGACGTTCTTTCTCTTCATTAATCGGAGCTAATAAAGCTTCCATACCTTTAAGTCCAGCATCAATATCAGCCTGATATGTACGGCCTTCAAAGGCTTTCTTACCTACATCATAAATAGACAGGCTAGGCATATCCCAATGATCGCCTAGATGGATAATGACATCAGGCTTCTTTTCAGCAGCGTACTGACCAACCCACGTGAGGTGTTCAAAAGAGTGTCCCGGCTTGCACTGCGTGTCTGGCACGACTAAATGTCTCATTTACTTTCCTTTTGATATGTTTTAAGAACCCATTCTGCAAAAGCAATTAACTGCTCTGGTGTAGCGTTTTGTTTCATTGCGTTTGCAAGCTGGCTAATTATCTGAATGTTATCTTTAGTATATCCTTTATTAGGGTCTATACGGTCCACAGAAGGTGAGTTCTTCTTAGGTAGGCCGTCATTAGACCGCTCTAAAGTGAAACCAAAAACAGGGCACACAGGCGGGTGTTGAATGTCTTCCCTAGTCAAATTAAAATCAAGGCCTTTTTCTTTTGCCCGTTCTTTAATTCGTTTTAAAGCAAAAACGTCTTTGTTCTCTTTACGCCAAATACTTGAAGAGGTTTTATTACAAGCTTTACATTCTTGCTGTAGGCCATCTTTGTTTTTAGCGTGTTTTGAAAAAGACGACAGTGGAAGAACTTCATCACAGCCTGTGCACTTCTTCATTTGAACATAGCCTCACGTTCTGAGCCAGTACCCCAACCACCTGACAAGTAAAGCTCAGGGAAGGCTAAGAGGATCTGCTGTAAGCGTTCATCATTCAAGCAACGACCATAGCCGGACAAATCAGACTGGTTCAAAGGGAAGTTAACTGAGTAGTAAACTTGCTCTTTGATGTTGTAGCCGTAGTGCTTCTCCATTGCATCTAAGACGGTATCTAGGACTTCCATCCAAGTACCCTCATGAGGCTCAACAAGCACTGTATGGACAGGCTCTACTTTCTCACCGTGTTCATTGATCCAAGAAGGTGTGTACATCTCAAAAGCCCAATAGCCATCTTCGTACAGCGTAGGGTCTTCCTCTACAAACGCTACAGGCTTAGTCCATAAGGACATGAAGTCTGCTTTGAAGTTAGCCAAATAAGTTTTTAAATTATCAAACATAGTTGTTGGTTCCTCTACGTAAACAATACGTGGTTTGTTGATGATTAAATGAAAATACTGGTCAAGTGTCATTGAAGTCTCCGTCTACTGGATGATACACCACCCATTGTGTCTCAAAGATTCCGTTACCGTAGTCCTTGAGTACTTTAGATGTCTGTATCATTCTACACCCTAATCTAGGATGGTCAGTTACGTAGACCTTATAACACCCATCAGTCCAATCAGGGTGAAAGGGAGGAGGTTTATAGTGAACCACTATTTTGGCCATACATTAACTCCTTGATTGATGGGAACTCAGCGAAGATAATATCACGACATTGAACAGCTACTGCACGATGTTCCTTCTGTGTTGCAGAATCACAACGGATGTCAATGTAGTGTAACCAGCTACGCAGAGTGCCGTTCATGTACATACGAGAGACAGTTAAGCCTTCAGGCAGCAGCACACGAGCACACTCTTTAGCGATACCCTTTTCCAAGGCACTTGAGTACAGGAACTTAGCTTCAGTGACTATCCTACGTTGAGCACCTTCAAACCAGTTCTGTAAGCTGATGTCATCAGTGTAGAGACTGTTCTGTCGGTTCTTCTCATCTTGCAAACGAGCTTGAGAGTCCTGAATGAACCCCTCAGAGACTGCGTAACGCTGTGAGAACTCTTGGAAGGAGAAGCTACGGTGACGTAAGATCTGACGAGCTATATCACGTGTAGTTTCAATCTCCATACAGACGTTTACCATCTCAAATGGGGACCAATGCTTGTTCTTAATAAGGTACTTTAGTAACTTGGTCGCAGAGGCAGGGTTGTCCTGATTTGCCGGATTTGACACACGGGCCATATACGCAATCTTCTGTTCCGCTTCCGGTGTCACCCACACTAGCTTGACTTGACTCATCTAATTTCCTTCCTTCTTCTATTCCCATTTTCAATGCTGTAATGATACCTAAGTTCAGTAACTGCAACCTCTCATCATCCGTCATGTCGAACTGATAAGTTGCGCTACCGTCCTCATTCTCCTTTACTAATACGAGTTCCATCGCTTACCTTTCGTCTGCGTTCAATCACCCAGTCATGGGGAATAGTTTTATCTGAATACAAAAAGCCGTTCTTAACACACCACTGAGCATACGTTGTACGTGATCCCTTGTTCAGCTTCTGTGAGCTGTTAGAGAAGACAAAACGAATGTCCAAGTGTGGTTGTTGTCTCTTGATGAGAATGTGTTTCTTACGGTCTGCTATGAGGAAGCGTCCCTTAGTCTCCACGATGATTCCGTTATCTAGCACAAAGTCAGGAGTATATTGATGTTCACTCGCTGGCTTGATGTACTTGATCTTCATCTCTTCGTAGGTGAAAGGAACACCCGCTGAAGTAAGGGCTTTAGCGACATCTTCTTCAAGACCGCTACGCCACCCATGCTTCAGAGCATTAGCCCTTGTATTAGATGTTGTTTTTCGAGTTACCATAAGCGCGTCAAAAAGAAGAAACCAAACAAACAAAAAAACCAACTACAAATCCTAAGATAAGAGCTAGCACAACAGCTAAATAACTCACAGTTTAGTCCTTTCATACTGATGTAACAAAGCACCAAAGGCATCAACGAATACCTCATCGTGCTGTGTATGCCCCATAGCAAACATAACTGCATGAACTAATTCATGGAAGAATGTCTGCTCAGTGAAGGCCTTAGGCATTCCTGCACGTAGTCGGATTGTTTGAGTAGTACAGTCACAAGTACCGTACTCAGTCAAATCCTCTATGTACTTGACGTTCCACTGACATCCAACGAGATAGAAAGATGTGGGCAAACTTGGTTGGGTTCTCTTCGTAGCCATAAAAGGTTTAAGTTTTCATCGACACGAAGTTGATTACCGTCGTAAGCTTTGAGACAAGCGTCATAGTATTCCCTTTCAGTTTTACAATCCTTTAAAAGCTTTTCAGCCTTCACAGGTCCAATGCCTTTCAAGCCAATGATGTTGTCAGTACGATCCCCTGTGAGCACTTGTGTGAATAAGTTACGAAGACCTTCTTCCTCAGTAACGTAGTATTCTAAGCGCTTCACAAAGTTGTAATGCCAACCTGCAACTTGATCTAGGTCTTTGTCAATGGAGACAATCCATCCACCCGTCTTAGTAGCCTCAGTAGCCACTGCATCGTCTGCTTCTGAACCCTCTACCAGTTCTGCACCTAGGCGCTGGAGATGGGTACGAATAGCTTGATAATGCACTGGCCTCTTAGCATCCTTGCGGTTACCTTTGTAAGGCTCAGTGACTGCTATGTCATTCCTAAAGTTTGTCCTGCCTGTAATGTAAGCTTTGTAATCGTCACATTTCAGTTCATCGAAGACAATCTCATGGACTAACTGAGTCACACGAGCCAAACAGATAGCCTCATCAACGTCATCACTAGCGAAACCTACTCGGTAGGTTATCAAATCTGCGTCAATTATAGCCAGTTTTGGTTTTTCAACCATTATGGAAGTGCTCGATACGGTGACAGTTTGCACATAACATTACACATTTTGCTAACTCCTTTTCAATCTTAGGCCAGTTACGAGACTGACCAATGTTAAAGTCTTTTTCTGATGGGTCAAGATGATGGAAATCGTATACAACGTCTGGATATTGGTTACCACAAGCGCTACAACAATCTCCCTTCAATTCAACCATCTTACGTTTCAACTTCCGGTTATTCTCTACAATCTGTGCGTTACGCTCTTTTCGCCAATCTGGATTGTTTTCTTTAACAACTCTCCAATTCTTAGCTCTTTGCGTAGCGCAGGTCTTACAAGCGTTACCTTTAGCTGAAAAGGAAGATAGATCTAAAAGCTGTGTACATGAAGGGCAGTACTTTTTACCTTCTGGTATAGGTTTCCCGTCAAATAACAACTCGTAACTCTTTATCTTCCCTTGCTCGTCTCGTTCTTTAATTAACCGTGTAAACATTAACTTCTCCTAAACTATAACACCAACACTGTAGCATATAGAGTAGGAAAAGTCAACACTTATTTAGAGAGCGTCATCATCCGCAGTAGTTGCTTCAGACGCATCCGCTGGTACGTAAGTCTTCACTTCAGTGACCATGACAGTCTTGATTGAAGGAGCATTACCGTGCTTAGCTGACATACGATGTGTGTATGAGCCAACGATAGCTACGCACTTAGAGCCGTTACCGAGAGCTTCGATAGGCACTTCCTTGAGTGTATCGTCTGTAGGTTTGAACAAGTACTTGCTCTTAGCGACAATGAAGTTACCCATTGCATCCTTGTGCTTCACTTTGATACCCAAGCTTGTGAGCTTAGCTGCATCGTCATCGCTGATATTACCGATGGTACATTCGTACTTGTCGTTGTCTGTGTTGAATGCTTTGTTGAACTCAGCCATCCACTTAGTCCAAAACAACTCACCGCTAATCTTCACTGGTTTCAAATCTGACATGGTTTCTTTTCCTTTTAAGGATTGGGCTTTCGCCGATTACGTGCAAAATCGCACTTTACTGACGTAACTTACGTTACTGTAAATAACTACCTTCTTTACGAGAGATAGCCTCTGCTTCATCCTCAATGTAATCAAGGGCTGCTGAGAGCACCAAGTATACATCAAGAATATCCATATCTGCTGAATGGTGAATCAAGAAACTTTCATCACTGATGTTCAACAGAATCTGTTGTGTTGCTTTTGGTTCAATGGGTTTCATGTGTTTTTCTCTTTGAGTTTGGCTTCCACAGCTTCCACAAGCCCGTGATAGTCGTCAAATTCCGTGTTTTCCACAAGCTCGTCTATCTCAAACACACTAAGTCCCACCCATGTGCGCTGTAGCGCTTCTTCAAAGTCTGCCCGTATACCGGCAAGATTCATTTGCAGATTCATGTTGCGTTTGATAATTTTTTCAACTTCATCGTCATTCATGTCTTACTCCTCAATGCGTCATACGCCAGTTTAAACCAATTTTGTATTCGCCATCGAGAGGACAACGTAGATTATACGCTAAGCCAGCTTCTCTGATTGATTGTACACAAGCTTTACCTGCTTCCTCAGCAATGTTAGGTGAACACTCAAACTGTATCTCATCGTGTACATTTGCAACCATTTGTACATTCCAAGATGCGCTTTTGATCTTATCATTGAAGATAACTAATGCCTTCTTCATGACAATAGCGCCTGCCCCTTGAAGCAAGCTATTGAGTGCCGCATGTTCACTACGAACCCAAATCTTACGACCATCAAGCCCCGGTACATAGCCCTTGGACGCATATAAGGATACTTTATCACGTAGACGCTGCAATGCGGGAGTCCCTTTAAGAAAGGCATTGATGAGCTTTTGTCCAGCCGTAGCACTACCACCGACAATCGAGCCAATCTTCGCTGGCCCTGCACCGTACAAGAACGCATAGATGAAAGTCTTCGCTTGGTCACGTGTTTGTAGTCCGGCTGCTTTTTGATTAACCGTGTGGACATCCGTCCCAACCTTAGACGATCCCTCACAGACTGTCTTAACATAATCATCATCCTTCATGTAATGAGCCAACATACGTAGCTCTAAACCACTTGCGTCACATCCAACTAGGACGTTACCTTCCTCAACTGTCCAACACTGACGACACTCAGGACCATACGGTGAGCCTGAGTTAGGGATCTGTGCCATGTTAGGCTTCATGTGAGTCATACGGCCTGTTACAGCACCGTTAGTGATGACTCTACCGTGAACCCTCCCATCAGCTGCTACGACCTCTAGCCATGACTCAATCTGAGCGATACGCTTACCGAGCATCATGTACTCAGCGATCATACCCGCTATGGGGTACTTCAAACCCATTAAGGTACTCTCATCAACGATAGCTTGCCCTTGAGGATAGTTAGCTGTAGGCTCAGTGAACTTCTTAGGTTTCCACCCAAGTCCAATGAGCTTCTCAGCGATCTGTTGTCTAGAGGCAGGATTGAACACAACCAGCTCAGGCTTCAGTACCTTCCCTGTCTTCTCAGAGATACGTTCAACCTCGTATGGAGGATACTCTTCCTGCATCCTGTCATTGATGGCACTCATCTTCCCCTTGAGTTCAGCCAGTAAACAAGTAGCGTGAATGGTGTCTAGTTTGAATCCATTCTTCTCTTGCTTGTTTATAATGGCTGCTACTTGGTGTTCTAAGAGAACAGAATCATCAGAGAAAGCTTTATCGACAACAATATTGAAAAGGTGTAAATAAAGATCTCGAAGAACTGAAACATCACGTCTACAGTAGAATTCCAAAAGATTATCAATAGGTTTGTCAAACGCTTCACCGTCATACTCTTCCCTTCTGTTCATCATCCACTGCCACGTTGCTTTGTAGTCCAGCTTCGCTACGCCTAGAGTCTTTCCCCATGCGTCTAGGCTGTGACCTCCGTCCCTCGTTGGCTCTAGCAGTCTTGACACTATCAACGTATCGTACGCTTGCTTCAATCCAATCTTGGTCTTCCAGAGCTTGTTTAAGATCGGAAAGTCAAAACCAATACCGTTATGGGCAATTATGAGATCAGCCTGTTTGAGGTAATCCCATAAGCCATCAGGAGTCTTCCAGATACGCACCTCATTCGTGTCTACGTCTTGCGTAATACACAAGTGAATCGTTTGGTGATCCATCATTGTTTCAATATCAAGTGCAATTCGCATTTAGATACTCGATTGCTTTCTGTAAGGTTTCTGTGTTGTCTCTGTAGTGTCCAAGGCCAGCGTTGCAGTGATGACATAGCAGTCCCCTGACTTTTCCTGTTTTGTGGTCGTGGTCAACAAATAGGTTGTAAGACCTTCGTGCCACTGATACCTCTGTTGACGAGCAGATTGCACATTTACCTTCTTGTTTTGTGAAGAGTTCTTTGTAAGTTTCAGGAGTGATGCCATATTTCTTTAGATTGTTTTTAAACGATCGTTGCTTCTGTTTCTCTTTACCGCCTTTGTTGTGGTAATGGTCAAGATTCTGTGCAACAGTGCAGTCCTTACAGGCTGGTCGATAGTTGTAAGAGCCATCTTTTCGTTGCTTCCCTCTAGGAAATTCAAACAATGATAACTCTTGATTACAAACTTGGCATGTTTTCATTCAGTTCTCCAAAAGCTTAACTGTATCATACGGAGCACAATAAGTCAAGCATTTGTGAGCCTTATTTTAGATTCCAGAATAAACCAACCTGTGCAATAGCGTATCCAATCCAGATAGCCATGTTTGAGTACTCACCTTTGAGTCCCTGTAGCGTACCAACTATAGCATAGCCGATACCTGTGCTACCTACGATAATCATTTCAATCATAAATTACCCCTCGTGTTATTGAGTTGTTTACTGGTACAGCTCTGTCTTTCCTGTTGTTATTCAAGTCTTGTTCAAGAGCGTATTCATCTAGACGATTCTCAATCAAAGCATCACATAACTTACCTAGGCCGTAATATGAGTGCCAATCATATTCTCCTATCTTTTTCCAACGGCTCTTAGATTTAGCTATGAGAACTTTGCCTTCAATGATAACTCCGTAACGACAGATCTGCCAACGAAGATTGCGTTCTTTAATTGGTGTCAAATCACGAATCATTTTCATGTCATAGTTCCTCCATAGTAACTTCAACCATACGTCCTGTGTTCATATCGTACATCAGGGAGCAAGCTGGTCCTGTGAGTCCGTTATAACGATTCTTAGCCACTGCAACCTTGGTAGTGTGACGTACTGTAGGATCTTGACTCATGGAGTTACGCTCAAGAGTGATAACAGCGTCAGACAACTGAGCGATAGCACCAGAGCCACGTAGCTGAGATAAGGATACCGCTGAACCATCTTCATGTCCTTTGTCAGTGCTAGGTCGTTTCAAGTGTGATACACAGATCAAGGTAATACCTGTCTCCTGTACCAATGTACGCAAACGAGTCATCAAGACATCAATAGACTTGCGCTCATCATTCCCATCCATACCAGAGACAACGAGACTAATGTGATCGAGGAAAACAACCCTACAGTCACAAGCCCTAGCCATATATCTGATCCTGTTGAGTACATTGTCGATAGCCAAAGAACCAAAGTGATCGAAAAGATACACACGATTAGTACCGAGAGTAGCATCAAAAGCCTCCTTCAATTCTTGCTCTGTAACTGGGGTATCTGGCAGATGCAGCTTTTTGTTAGCGTGTAGAGACATGATTGATCTTGCTGTTTTCCGCACTGACTCTTCCAAGAACATACCTCCGATATTCCACTTGGTAGTTTCGAGGATACGGAACAAGATTTCTCGTAAGAACTGACTCTTTCCAAGGCCTGATCCAGCTGTAACTGTAATGAGTTCAGCCGATCTGAGGCCATATAGAAGCTCGTTGAGTCCTTTGAAGGGGTAGAAGGCTTCTGCAACAGGCTCAGGCGTACAAACACTCTCCCAGAGGGATGATGCTGCGATGATTCCATCTGGAACATAAGATTCACTGCGCCACCATTGATTAACATATTCAGCTCCTCGTCCGTTAGAGAGATAGTCGCAGGCATCTTTACAATCCTTTAAGTGTTTAACAATCTTAACCTTGTTACCGAACAATTCAGCAACTTCTTTAGCAGCCTTCTGACCAGGTTCATCAGCATCGAAGCAGATCACGATAGTCTCAAAGCTATCTAGGTACTCATACTGAGCCTTGCAGTCTTTAACAGCCGCTGAAGCCCCATTACGGATGCTCACAGTAGGCCATTTGCTGCCTGTCATCTGATAACTAGCCAAAGCGTCTAGCTCACCTTCAACGATGGTGATGTACTTACCCTCTTTCTGAAACAAATTCTGTCCGAAGAGCGTAGCTTTGTTGAAATTCCCTGCAATTGAGAATGTCTTGTTCTCTACAGATCGAATCTTTTCAGCTACTTTAGCGCCTGTTTCATCGAAATAAGGGTAGTAATGCTTATTATCAGCTTGAGTAACACCAAAGTATTCACACGTATCACGTGAGATACCTCGATCTACGATAGCCTTAACTTCCCCTTGTGTCTTCATCTTGAATTCCGTTGTTCGTTTTGTCGGTACTTGTTGATAACTACCTACGTTTTCGTCACCACCATTGACGTAGGTGTTACAGGCAAAGCAGTATTGGTGTCCATCATCGTAGAGGCTATTAGCATCGCTAGAGCCACATTGAGGGTTAGAACACTCTACGTGCTTGATGAACTTAGAAGCTACTTTGAGATTCATGTTGCTTCACCTCTTGCTCGGATTGCTCGACTGCACCATGTTGCAAGTACATCTTCTCCTTCGTATTCAACATCAATGTCGTCACACACCTTTGCACACGCCTCACGCTCTTTAGCAGTGGCAACGTCTGCTACCAGTTTGGCAAAGCGTTCGTAATATGGCATTGCTTGGTTATCAAAAACAATACCAGCCTGTCTAGCCATCTTCAGGACTTCGTCCTTGTCAATAATTTCATCTTGTTGTAGTTGCATCATTCAATCCTTTACAGAAGTCAATGTCCATCTCAAAGACTTGTAGCTTCAATAGCTTCTTCTTAGCATGGTACACCTCACGCTTACGAGCATTAGCCCTGTCCATAGTCTCTCGTTTGAAGACTCTACGATTGATAGGCTCGTACTGATAAGGCCAGCACTCTTTGATGTGTACTGACTTAATTGTAGTCATTGTAGTCATCCTCCATAGGAATATCAAAGTCATCGTAGTCACGCTCTACTGGTGCTTCACCTGTGCCGTGACAGAAGCCACAGCGAGAGCCATCGTACATACCCTCACCTGAGCCGCTACAGTGATGGCAGATCTCGTAGCCATCCTCGCTACGCTCGTAGTCCTCGGACAAGTCCTGCGGATCATCATTCATCATAGGTTGTTCCTTCTTAGGTTTAAAGATTAGATCCCAATTATCTCGGACCTTACTTGCGTCTTCCTTACGCCTTCCTGATCCTTTACCGCCATCTCCATGCGTCATAGCTTTACGTCTTCCCATTGTGAGAGGTCTTGAATGATGTCAGCTAGAACGCTCTCAGAGAGTCCTTTATAGGCTTGGTAGCCTGCCGTAGCAGCTTTAAGACTTTCGAGCATCTGACACGCTTCAAGACCCTTCAATGCACACTTATGTGCAAAGGCTTGTTCGGGTTTAGACAAATCGTACGTTAATGTTGCAGTTCCACTCATTTTAAGGACACCTTTACCAAAGTTAAAACAAAGACAAACAAAGAGATTACCATTTCTTTTCTCCCATTGCTGTCCTAAGATCAGACGTTACTTTATCCCATCCATAAACGACAATCAATTCAACAAAAGCATTCATTGTATGGACATAATGAGCTTCTTCCATCATTAGAGACAACTCTCTAACTTCTTTTTCATTTTCAGACATAAAATCTTTCATGTTATCCCCCTCTTTACTTTAAAGACTACTTAGTATTCTTCTTAAGTAGTATATTAATAGTGTATTTACATAGAAGTTAACTTGCATAGTCATCTCCATAGTTCTCATGAGTATCATGATAGCTATAATGTATGTCCAAGTCTTCTAGGGAAACCTCTGTGTCCAGATCGTCTTCTGGTTCGGTATCAAAGTCCTGTTCAGTCATCAATTCCCGCCTGTCAATGGTTGGTATCAATGTCTTAACATCTTCAAAACAAACTTTACATAAGTCTAAGAACTTAAATGTAACAGCGTGTTTACGGGTTGCTTCGAAATCGCTTAGCAAACGGTCGCAGTTAACGCAATGCATTTTAAGGGCCTTTCAGTGGTTAGAGTGTCGCGGAGTTGGTATCAAGGTAGAAAATCGCTTCTAGGTGGGTTTAAATCGTTTTAAACGGTACTTTGGAGCTGTTCTTCCTCTTCTGGATTAACGTCAAAGGTTGGATGTGTCTCAACCATGATGTGTCGGCGTTGAATTGCTCGGATTTTATGTATGAATCTTTGTAGTTGTTCTTGACGTGCTCGAACGCTCTTTTGTAGCGAGTGTCCTAGTTCTTGAATTTCTTCTTCTGTCCACATGGCGTTTTGTTTTTTAAACTTAGCGTCATAGTAGGATTCAAGAAACATCAAGCGATCATCCACAGTTGGAAGCCTACGGCTAGACAAAGCTCCATTACATTCCTTACAGCAAGCTACAGTTACGGCAGGAATCCTGTCCTGTTTTCGCTTCTTGTAAGGCATAGCGTCAATCATGCTAATTGGCGGTACATGGTCTAATCCTTCGGCAGGATCGCCACAATAGAAGCAGTAATAGCCCTCTGTGGTGTAGTGTCGAGTGTATTTGTGATGGTGCATTTTGATTAATTCCTGTCTGTGTTTATTCGTAGCCATAAGTAACCCCTATAAAGATAAGAGTAACACTTTAGCATATGAACCTTACACGAAACTTACAACTAGACCCCTTAAAAGCCTCACATGGGTGCTTCAGGTGTCTTATCTCGTTGTTGTTTATTGTATTCCTCTACTTGCTCAGGTGTCCACGGCTTAGGCGGACATTCAGCAGGGAATGGCCAATTAGATACGGGTGTTGTTTTCATACAACAATCCCTTCAATGATTAGATCAACAAAGTAGCAGACAAATATTATGGTCATTGTTTAATCTCCTCTACATCAGTGATTGACCAATCATCAGTGGCTACCTGCTTAAAAGAGCCCCCATCCATGTCATTAGCTATCTTCCATGCTTCATCTTCGGATTCAGCTAATACAATATGCTCAAGATAGCAGACATACTCTGCATATACCTTGTAAGTTTTCATCGTGTCACCTCATGTAGTTTATATTGTGTTTCAGAATCAACCCCTAGATCATAGCTAATATTGTCCAAAGTATCTCCGAACTCATCCCATTCACGGTAGAAATCTAGATCGTCACTAGACGCTAACGTACTGAGCACAGGTGAGTACTTTTCCATTACCTTCTTAGCCTCAGACAATAGATATAGCAGTTCATCACGTGTACTGCAAAGTTCATCGGTCAATGGGTTACCTTCACGCCATAGACGGCGTTCAAGGCTGATAAAGTCGTTATTGTTTAGCATGATAGCCTCTTAGAATTGAACGTAGACAATAGTACAGTCGTTAGGACTACCCACTACTGTAGTGTTATTTGATAACCATTCTGTAACATAATCACAAAGTTCTGATACAGCAGGGTCATCGCCTAAGCTTGATACATCAATCGAGTAATTGTCGATGATGGTTGATACACTATCTTCTGCAAATTCACAGCAGATACCCACTACATCAAGCTCTACATCAGAGCCACAGTCAGAGAGGTAGTCAAAGAGTAAACCAAGAGCCTCATATGAGAATTGATCCCCTCTACCGTAGCGGTGAAACTGGTCACGGAATTGAGAAGCTGTGTCGATTGTTTGAATGATATCCATGATGATTCGATCCTTGAATAGTTGAGTTTAGAGAGAGAGTTACAGAGTAAGCCACACTACCACGATAGCGATAGCGTATAGCCAGTATAGGACAGTTTGAGTGAGTGAGTTGATTAGACGGTACAGTGTACCCCATAGAAGCCCCGTTAAGAGCCTCTATAAGTTAGACTGTTAGAGTGTCATCCAAACAACTAGAATGACGACGGCATAGAGACAGTATAGAATGCGATCAGTGAATGTAGACATAGTGTTTACCCTTGTGTTTAGATTGATTAAGCGAGAACGACAGCGACATACTTAACATTAGGCCATTGACCCGATACGATCTTAGCTGTGCAGTCTTTAGCGTGCTTACGTGCTGTTCGTAATGTCCAATTAATACGGTTACGGTAGAATAGATAAGAGACTGAGCCGTCATTGTATTTGACTGCTACATTATAAAGTGTAGACATAGTATTGTTTCCTTACTGTTTAGATCAGTAGTTGTTGTTCACGTATTCTGTAAGAGCTTCCACGCCCTCGCTAACTGATACACTGTGCGACAGCTTCGTGAGTAATGTACAGAATCCATCATCATCTAACAGTAAGCCTGAATCTACACTCGTGATGCCTGATACAGTGCCTAGCATTGTGCGTGCCTTGATGACGTTTACGTTTGTGTCTAATGTGTGTGACATTGTGAGTGCTCCGATACTTGGTGAGTGTTGTTTGTCGTTTGACGGATATTACTTAGCAAACACCGTGCCAGTCTATGTTTTGTAGTACTGTAGTTTACATTGTAATCTTATAAGCCTTAAATATAATACTTACTTAGTCACTGTTGTATGTACACAACGCCTCTTGATAGTGCATGATTCCCTGCTATGGTGCATTATTGCACCTTGATAGTGCATTGAGTTGGCATAGTTATTGCTCTGCAATACGTTGATAGTTGCATTGTTTGGTGTCTGTAGTGGTGCTTAATAGGTTACGTTATAGCGTGCTACAATGCCCTACACTGCTTACTTTTTAAGCATATTGCCTATTATTTAAGCACATTGTAGATAGACTGTGGAGATCCTGTGGATAACCTTACTGACTGATGAGTCATTAGTGTATCTTGATAGGGGGGAGGGGGAGAGCTCTTGTGTTTACTTTTGCTGAACCTTCCTAAATATACAAAAAAGAGCATGGAAGAAAGCATATCAAAGTAACTAAAAAGACCAAGTAAATCAAAGACATAGAGACTTTAAAGATCTGTGGTGTAAATACAACACTAATGTAGGCCTAATCTGGACACAGGAGCCTGTCATAGACCTCATGAGCACTATGAAGTGGACACAAGAGGTCTATGAAGTAAGGACACATAGACACGCAGTGTCGTAGAGGTCTATGAAGATAGGAAGAAAATAAATAGACAAAATAGACTAAAAAGACTTGACTTTTAAGATTTTATATGATACGCTCAACCTTATGCGGGAACAAGTAAAACAAGACAGTAAGTAGAGACTCTAGAGTTCCTAGGACGACATGAAGAACATAGGTGTTAAACGTAGTGTAAATACCACTTATTGTTTAATTTAATGTAAATACTTCTTGACTTTTTACTGTATTTGTTATACATTACGTTTAATTCTTATTGTCTACCCATAGAGCTAGTCATTAAGCTACCCATTAAAGCTACTCTATAGAGGAAGCTTGTTGTCTATTTTTAATAAAAGTAAGTGTTCCTACAAGGAGAAAACACTGTATGCGTATTGATCTTGATGTCCCTTACAACGATAAGGACAAAGTTAAAGCTTTAGGTGGTAAATGGGATATGTCTACCCGTAAGTGGTATGTCTTGAATCCTGAAGACCTTAAACCTTTCGTACAGTGGGTGTCTACTGACGTTAAGGCTTTCTACAAGGCTAACCATGTCTAACGAAGTAGAAGTAACACCTAAGCGTAAAGCAGGTAGGCCCAAGAAGGGTGAGATCGTAGCAAAGAAAAAAGGTAACAGAGAGTTACGTGGTCGTCCAGCAGGGGACAAAGCTATCATGGATGAGTACAAAGCTAGGATGCTTAACTCTCCTAAGTCAGCTAGGGTCTTAGAGGCTATCTTCGATGCTGCCTTAGATCCTGAACATAAGGCTCAGTCAGCAGCATGGAAGCTAATCGTGGACAGGATCGTACCTGTGTCTTCATTTGAACAAGTTAAACAAGGCGGTGGTACTCCTGCTATTAGCATTAACATTACAGGGCTTACTCAAGCTAGTACTGTTATTGAGCAGGATGATGTCTCGTATGACATCTCGGATGTAGAGGCTAAGGAATGACCTCATTGAACTTTGAGCTACTGAAGTGGCAACAAGAGGTCTTCAAGTCTACCAAGCGCTTTAAAGTGGTTGCAGCAGGTCGTCGCTGTGGTAAGTCTAGGCTCTCCGCAGTGACCCTGCTCATTGAAGCTCTGAACTGTCCTGAAGGGTCAGCTGTGATGTACATAGCTCCTACCCTCGGACAAGCTAGAACGATTATCTGGGATCTCTTACATGAGCTAGGCAGACCTGTCATCAAGTCTTCCCATATCAATAACCTTGAGATCCTATTAGTTAATGGACGTAAGATTCTCGTTCGAGGTGCTGATAATCCTGACTCTCTACGTGGTGTTTCACTCACCTATGTAGTCATGGACGAATGTGCCTTTATTAAAGAGGATGTCTGGCAGAAGATCATTCGAGCTTCCCTGTCTGATAAAAAAGGTAGAGCTATGTTCATTTCCACTCCTAGTGGACGTAACTGGTTCTACGATGTCTTTAACTTAGGGCAGGAAGAGCAGGATGAGGAATGGTCTTCATGGCACTTTACCACTAGGGATAACGAGACTATCGATCCTAAGGAAATTGATGCTGCTGAGCGTACCTTGAGTACCTTTGCTTTCCGTCAAGAATACCTCTCTAGCTTCGATAACGCTGGACAGGAGATCTTCAAGGATAGTTGGATTAAGTACTCTCCTGAGCCTCAGTATGGCTCCTACGTCATCGCTATCGACTTAGCTGGCTTTGAGGATGTGGCTAAGTCAGCAGGGGCTGCTAAGAAGAGACTAGACGAATCAGCTATCTCAATCGTTAAGATAGAAGATAACGGTAACTGGTGGGTTAAGGACATCCTTCATGGTCGATGGGACATCCGAGAGACTGCCTCTAAGATCCTCTTAGCTGTACGTGAACACCAGCCTATCGCTGTAGGTATCGAACGTGGAGCCTTGAAGAATGCTGTGCTTCCTTATCTGAATGACCTGATGAGGAAAAACAATGTGTACACACACATCACAGACCTGACTCACGGGAACAAGAAGAAGACTGACAGGGTTGTTTGGTCTTTACAAGGTAGGTTTGAGCATGGACGTATTTCCTTGAATGACAAGGATAAGTCCGCTTGGAAAGACTTTATTGACCAGTACTGTATGTTCCCTACAGCAGGCGTTCATGATGACTTAATTGACTCCTTATCGTATATTGACCAGTTAGCTGTCACCAGCTACAACACTGACTACGATGACGATGAATACGAACCGATTGACATTTTAAGTGGATACTAACTATGGCTACAGGCTTATTTGACCAGTTTAATAAAATTGCCCCTAACGCTCAACAGCAAGGGACATGGGATGCCGGTACACTATACGGTACACGTTTTACTCCGACAACAGGAGCAAGCATTCCGGGTGAAATGTGGGTGGATAAAGGTTTAAACGAGATTGGACATCGGATAGATTTTCAAGGTAATTATCGTGGAACTACAGGCACTACTCTGCCTCCTTATGTGCTAGCGCATGAGCAAGAACACATTCAGCAAAACCGAGCTGAAGATCGTTATAAAACAACAATGCACGATCTTTGGAACGAAAACTTAAATAAAGCTTATAACATTAAAGATCCACGAGCTTTAGGCTTTGACCACCCTTATTGGTCTTTTAGTAAGAATCTTCAATCTAAACCCGTTCGTGAACGATTAAAAGAATTAGGGGCAGGGGATGATTCATACTTGATGGGTAAAGCTGCTAAAACAAGCACTAATGAGCTGTTTGCAAGCTTATCCGGATTTGAAGAAGCTAAGCGCATAGACTTAACTAAAGATCCTGTTTTACGTAAAGCGCTTTTTAATAACGATGTTCGGATGATGGAAGCCTATAAAGCTTCAACAGGTCTTCGTTTGGATCGTTTAGACGCCCGTGATTTGCCTCCAGCTACACCTCAAGTACCTCGTCAACCAACTACTATCGAATCTTTACAAAATCTATTATTTGGCACTGGTTTTGAGCCAAGCATTAAATAAAATAGTTGACAAAGTAAGCAAAATAGTGTAGAGTCGCGTTTAATTATTAAATAGAAATAACTAAGATACAATGGAAAACACAAAAGCTCCAGAATTTGAAGAGCCTACAGAGTCTGATAAGGACTTGGTAAGCTACGTTACAGGTCACTGCGATAGCTGGCGTGACTGGCGTAACAGCAACTACCTAGAACTGTGGGACGAATACGAGCGTATTTTCCGTGGTGTATGGGCTTCTGAAGACAAGACTCGTGACTCTGAGCGCTCACGTATCATCTCCCCTGCTACTCAGCAAGCTGTTGAGACTCGCCACGCTGAGATCATGGAAGCTATCTTCGGTCAAGGTGACTTCTTTGATATCGAAGATGACGTTCAAGACGTTAACGGTAACGACATTGATGTGTCCCTGATTAAAGCTCAGTTGGCTGATGACTTTAAGAAGGATAAGATCCGTAAAGCTGTAGACCAGATTGAATTGATGGCTGAGATCTACGGTACAGGTATTGGTGAGATTGTAGTCAAGACGGAAAAAGAGTACGTTCCAGCTACTCAAGCTATCCCCGGTATTGTTGGTCAAGCTGCTATTGGCGTTCAAGAGAAAGACCGTACAGCAGTTAAGATCATCCCTGTCAACCCTAAGAACTTCCTGTTTGACCCTAACGGTACATCCATTGATGACTGCCTTGGTGTAGCAGTTGAAAAGTACGTAGGCTTGCACAAGATTGTCAAAGGTATCGAAGACGGTATCTATCGTAAGGTCAACATTGGTCCCATGTACGACACTGAGGACTTGGAAGTTACCCAAGAAGACTCTCAGTTCCAAACCGACAAAGTCAAGCTTCTGACATACTACGGCTTAGTCCCACGTGAGTATATCACTGACTTGGGAGCCACAGAAGAGCTGATGGACTTGTTCCCTGAAGAGAGCGACGCTGACGAGTACACTGACTTGGTTGAAGCCATTGTCGTTATCGCCAACGACTCCTTGCTCTTGAAGGCTGAAGAGAATCCTTACATGATGAAGGATCGTCCTGTTATCGCTTACCAAGACGATACAGTGCCTAACCGCTTGTTGGGTCGTGGTACGGTAGAGAAGGCTTACAATATGCAGAAGGCTATTGATGCCCAGATGCGTAGCCACATGGACTCTCTGGCCCTTACTACAGCTCCTATGATCGGTATCGACGCTACTCGTCTGCCACGTGGTGCTAAGTTTGAAGTTAAACCCGGTAAAGCTATCCTTACAAACGGCAATCCTAACGAGATTCTCCAGCCATTTAAGTTTGGTGTAACAGACGGCAACAACCTTCAGACAGCTCAAGCTTTCGAGCGTATGCTTTTGCAAGCTACAGGAACTCTGGACTCTCAAGGCATGGTATCTAACGTGTCTCGTGACGCTGGAGGTGCTGGTATGTCAGCAGCTATGGGAGCAATCATCAAGAAGTACAAGCGTACCTTGACTAACTTCCAAGAAGATTTCCTGATTCCTTTCATCAAGAAGGCAGCTTTCCGCTATATGCAGTTCGATCCTGAGCGTTATCCCTCAGTTGACATGAACTTCATGCCTACAGCTACCTTGGGTATCATGGCTCGTGAGTACGAACAACAACAGTTTATCGCTTTGTTGCAGACTCTCGGCCCTAATACTCCTGTTTTGCCTGTTATCTTGAAGGGTATCGTATCAAACAGCTCTCTGACTAACCGTTACGAGATGATGGCTGCTTTGGATAAGATGTCTCAGCCTGATCCTCAGCAGCAACAAGCTCAAATGATGCAGCAACAGCTCCAGTTGCAGACCTTGCAGGCTCAGTTGGCTCTGGTGCAAGCTCAAACAGCTGAAAAAGCTGCTAACGCACAGCAGACACAAGTGGAAACACAGATGATGCCTATTGAGCTGCAAGCTAAGATGGTTGAAGCAGCTTCTACTAACCTGAATCAAGGTGATGACTTCGAGAAACGCTTAAAACTAGCTGACTTGATGCTCAAAGAGAAGAATGTGAACCTGAAAGTAGCAGATATTGCCTCAAATGAGCGCATTGCCACTATGCAGATGATGAATAAGCAAAATAAATTACAATAAATGTAAATAAGTAGTACAAAGGGGTTGACAAAGACATTAAAGTACTATACAGTACACCCTTATTAACTATTAGGTTCTCCGAATGGATAAAGAACTACAGAAATTTTATGAAGAAGCGTTCTCTATGATGGCTACCTTAGGGTGGAAAGATCTTGTGGAGGACCTTCAAAAGGTTAAAGCTAATTATAACGATCTATCAACTGTCGCGGACACACAAGAACTTTATTTCCGTAAAGGACAGCTTGATATCTTGAATTGGCTTTTAGGGCTGAAAAGCTCGTATGAGAAGACTTACGAAGATCTTCAAACAGCGAATGAGGACATTTAATTATGGCTCGTCGCATATTTGAATTTTTCTGTGAGAATTCCCATAAAACCGAGGCTTTCATTGACGCTGAGGAATTCACCATGCCCTGTAAAGAGTGTGGTTCCAAAGCTGATCGAATAGTCTCTGCTCCTATGATGAAGTTAGAAGGCATTACAGGCTCTTTTCCAAGTGCTTATGACGCATGGGAGCGAAAACACGCTGAAAAGCTTGTTCAAGAGAGAAAACAAACCTCATAAGCCATATTAAAAGGCCGAGTAGTAGTTTCTATTTTTAAATTATATCCTAGAACCGTTATACCGGCAGGAAAGGAAAGCAATATGTTAGTAGATGACAACGAAGAGTTGGGCATGGGTAGTGAACTTGAAGCTGTAGAGATGCAGCAGACAGCAAAGCAAACTCAGGAACCACAGCAACTATCATCTTTTGAAGTCCCCGAGAAATACAAGGGTAAGACAGCAGAAGATGTCATTAAGATGCACCAAGAGGCTGAGAAGCTTATTGGTAAGCAAGCTCAAGAAGTTGGTGAGGTTCGTAAGTTAGCTGATGAACTACTAAAGCAAAGTCTCGCATCAAATAAAACTCAATATATTGAACCACAAGAGCCTGAAATTGACTTTTTTGAAGATCCCAAAAGAGCAATTCAAAAAGAACTGTCGTCTCACCCTGATGTAATTGCTGCTCGTGAAGCTGCAATGCACTTCAAGAAGATGCAGATTCAGCAGAAGTTGAATTCAGATCACCCTGATTTCACACAAGTTGTACAAGATCCTGAGTTCGTTAACTGGGTAAAATTATCACCCGTTCGCATGGGCTTGTACACTAAAGCAGACGCTGAGTATGATTATGACAGTGCCAATGAGTTGTTGTCTACATTCAAACAGATCAAGTCTATCAAAGCACAAGAGACTAAAGCAGCTGGAGAAGTTGCCCGTCAAACTGCGATGAAGGCTGCTGGAGTAGATGTAGGCGGTACTGGTGAATCCTCTAAGAAGGTTTATCGACGGGCTGATCTAATCCGTCTACGTATGACTGACCCCGCTCGATATGAAGCTTTGTCTGACGACATTATGCGCGCATATCAAGAAGGTCGTGTTAAATAAATTTTATTTTTAATATTATCTAGGAGCTTTAAAAATGGCCGCTACTTTTGCAGCAACCAATGCTGTTACAACTTCCAACGCTGATGCGTTTATCCCTGAGATTTGGTCCGATGAGATCGTTGCCGCATACAAGAAAAACTTGGTTGCAGCTAACCTCATCAAGAAAATGTCTCACCGTGGCAAGAAAGGTGACACCGTTCACATTCCTAGCCCTTCACGTGGTTCTGCCTCTGCCAAGACTGCTGCTAACGCAGTGACTTTGATCGCTAACACCGATACTGATATTCCAGTGTACATCAACAAACACTACGAATACAGCCGTTTGATTGAAGACATCGTTGCTACTCAAGCATTGAACAGCTTGCGTTCTTTCTACACTGAAGACGCTGGTTACGCTTTGGGCAAGCAAGTTGACTCTGACATCATCCAGTTGGGCCGTACTGTTAACAGTGGCGCTGGTGCTCGTTACGCAGGTGCTTACATCGGTTCTGACGGTACTACCGCTTATGACTACACCACTGACAACCAAGCTGCTTTGACTGATGCTGCTATCCGCCGCACTATTCAGCGTTTGGACGACGTGGACACTCCTATGGACGGTCGTTTCTTCATCATCCCTCCTTCAAGCCGTAACACTTTGATGGGTTTGTCTCGTTACACCGAGCAAGCTTTCGTTGGTGAAGCTGGTCAAGGTAACACTATCCGTAACGGTGAAGTGGGTAGCTTGTATGGCGTGTCTGTGTTTGTGTCGAGCAACGCTGATACTCCTAACGATGCTAACGATGGTTCAGGTACAGCTCAATCAGCACGTGTTGCTTTGATGGCTCACCGCGATGCCTTCGTGTTGGTGGAGCAAATGGGTGTGCGTTCGCAGACTCAGTACCAACAGCAATTCCTCGCTAACTTGTTCACTGCTGATACTTTGTACGGCGTGGCTGAGTTGCGTGATGACGGTGCTGTTGCTCTGGTTGTTCCAGCCTAATTGAAGTACAAGAGGAGGACTCATAAGGTTCTCCTCTTCTTCGTATTTTAATTAAACTTTAAAGGAAATAATCATGGCTGCTGCTACCGCTGTTGTTGTTGAGCGAGGCACTAAGCAATTTCAGGGCATGTTCTCTGAAATGTTTAAAGTGACCTGTACTCTGGATGCTGGCTCGTTGATTGACGGTGCTGGTGAAAGCGACACTGTTACCGTTCCGGGCGTTGCCTTGGGCGATATGGTGTTGGGTTTCTCTTTTGGTGTGGACAAAGCTGGTGTGGTTTGTCACGCTTACGTGTCTGCTGCTGATACCGTAACTTTGCGCTTGCAAAACGAATCAGGTGGTACTGTTAACTTGGCTTCTACAACCGTTCGCGTGGTTGTTGGTCGTCTGGCTTAATACAGAAAACCGATAAAAACAAATATAATAAATAGTTTTACCCCTTCTCTATCTTATACGGAGAGGGGGCTTTTTAAAGACTACAAAGTGTGGTTTTTAAAAAGAGATAGAGAGAAAATAAAATGGCTAAATTTAGATGTCTGGTATCAGGGAACATCGTCGAATTTACTCAACAAGTAGATATTGACAGTATGGTCGGTCACGATGGGTACGTAGAGGTTGTTGAACAAGAGCAGGAAGTAGAAGCTCAGACAACCGAGGTAACCAAAAAACGTGCTGGACGACCTCCTAAAAACAAGGACGAATAATAAATGGCAATTTACAGGGGCAATGGAGGAAGCTTAGACGGGCTTGTCGAGTCCGAAGTTATCCTTCTTGCTATTTCACAAGGTGGTACAGGGTCTTCTACGGCCTCTGGAGCACGTACTAATTTAGGCCTAGGCTCCGCTGCCACTACTGATGCTTCAGCATACGCTACAGCCGCTCAAGGCGCTAAAGCTGACACAGCTCTTCAATCTGCTGACTTAGCTACAGTTGCTACATCAGGTGACTACGATGACCTGACTAATAAACCTACGTTGGGTACATCAGCTGCTGAAGATGTAGGTTACTTTGCTACTGCTGCTCAAGGTACATTAGCTGACTCAGCTGTACAGCCCGGTGACTTGTCTACTGTGGCTACTACAGGATCATATAATGATCTTACCGATCTTCCTTCAGCAGGTACTGGCACTGTAACTTCAGTTGCTATGTCTGTCCCAACTGGTTTGTCTGTTGCTGGCTCCCCCGTGACTACTACAGGGACTTTGGCTGTTACATATGCTTCAGGTTATGCTATCCCTACAACAGCTAAACAAACTGAGTGGGATACTGCCTACGGTTGGGGAAACCATGCTTCAGCTGGCTACTTAACAACTGAGACTTACACAGGCACAGTCACTAGCGTGGCTGCTACAGTGCCTACAGGCTTTGCCATTAGCGGTACGCCTGTTACTAGCTCAGGTACTTTAGCGCTTACTTTTGATACTGGATACTCTCTACCTACTACGGCTAGTCAGACAAACTGGAACACAGCCTATGGATGGGGTAATCACGCAAGTGCAGGCTATGCGGTAGATAGTGCAGTTGTACATAATACAGGTACTGAAACAGTCGCAGGAGCTAAAACATTTAGCACTTCTGTAACTAGCCCTATAGTAACAGCCTCAACTAAGTTTGTAAGTTCTTATTTTGATGCTTCTGGCTCAGGTGGCGGTGCTCTTCGTAACGCTTCAGGAACTTCTCAGCTTCAGTGGGGCAGCGGCGGCGGAAATAACCTAACTTTTGATGTTGCTGCTAACTTAAACCCAGCTAACGCTCAGGTTGATATAAGTCCTACCGGAACAGGAACTGTAAGGATAAATCCAGCTACATTGTCCTCCATGAACAATGTGACTATTGGGGCTACAACAGCTGCTGCCATCACCGGAACTACTATTACAGCTACTACTTACGCAGGTGGGAATACGAGTAACTGGAATACAGCTTACGGGTGGGGCAATCATGCCTCAGCTGGATATTTAACATCTTCGTCTACTTTAGACGCATCTAAACTTTCTGGAACTATCGACGGGGGAACCTACTAACGTACTTAATGTACTGAAGGAAACATAATTATGGCAGCAACAATTAAGATTAAAAACAGTAGTACGGCTAATGCTAAGCCTACATCTAGTGATCTTGTACAAGGTGAGTTAGCAATTAACGTCACTGATAAGAAGATCTTTACTGAAGACTCAGGTGGCAACGTCGTAGAGCTTGGCGCTAACTTTAACGGCTTCAAGAACCGCATCATCAATGGTGCGATGATGATTGACCAGCGTAATGCGGGGGCTAGTGGTACTGCAAGTGCTTACACAGTAGACAGATGGCAATTCAACGCTAGTTTAGATACTAAAGGAACTTGGCAACAAAATGCTGGAGCCGTAACACCGCCAGTTGGGTTTATAAACTACCTTGGTTTTACGTCAAATTCCGCTTACTCTGTTGGCGCTGGTGAAATCTTTACATTTCAACAGAGAATTGAAGGTCTTAATTGCGCTGATCTCGCTTGGGGGACTGCCAATGCTGCAACTGTAACTGTGTCTTTCTGGGTTCGTAGTTTACTGACTGGCACTTTTGGTGGTTCTTTGCGAAATTCAGCAGGGGACCGTTCCTACCCATTTACATACACGATTAGCGCAGCGAATACTTGGGAACAAAAAACAGTTACCGTTGCTGGTGATACAACTGGAACTTGGTTGACCACAAACGGTATTGGCGTTAATTTAACTTTTAGTTTAGGAACTGGCTCTACATATAGCGGAACGGCGGGTTCATGGGCGGGTGCAAACTACACTTCAGCGACTGGCGCAACCAGCGTAGTCGGCACATCTGGAGCAACCTTCTACATCACAGGCGTTCAACTAGAAAAAGGCAGCACAGCCACATCGTTTGACTACCGCCCGTATGGTACTGAGTTGGCTTTGTGTTACCGGTATTATTATCAAACAGTATCAAACGAAGGAATCGGTGTTGTGTATAGCTCAACGCAAGCAGCTTTTAAAGCAAAACTGCCTGTTACTATGAGAAGCAATCCAAGTTTAACAATGCCTACATCTGGTTCTTTTAGAGGTGACATGGCAAACGGTAATAAAACAAGTGCTGTTGCACCAATTTCTGCCAATCCAAATGTAAGTGAGATTTATTGGTATAACACAGGATACTCTAGCGCAAGTGCTGGAGAACTTGTATATTGGCTTGGTTCATCAATTAAGGCATCTGCGGAGTTGTAACTATGTACAAACAATATAAAGATAATTTTAATGCCTTAGTAGTTAATTCAATTTTAAGAACTGCTGATAATACATATATCCCATTCGACCAGTCCAACACAGACTACCAGCAATACCTAGCTTGGATAGCTGAAGGAAATACGCCTGAACCGGCTGACGAGTGATCATGTCAGCAGATCACTTAACGACTGAAACAGGGGTAGCTCTGTTAACCAAAGCAGCGCCTCCTGTGACAGTGAGCTTAGCTACCGTAGCAGGATATCAAGTATCGGAGCTGGTTCTATGGGCTACTTTGATCTATACGGCTTTAATGATTGGACATAAAGTACTCCAAATCTATAAAGACGTTACAACTAATGTTACTAAATCTCTTGACAAATCTGAATAAATAAGATAGGATATAGCACTATGGCACTCACCACTCTTCTCAACGCAGTAACAGCATCTGGCGCTTCTTTGTCGGTAGGTACTGACAGCAATAAACCTGCTTTCATGCAGATCTCTGGCCTCACAGTGGGGACTGTAGCTGCTCAAGGCAGTGTAGACAACACTAATTGGGCAACTATAGGTACAGCTTTGACTGCCAACGGTATTATCACTATTGACAATCCTCCTCCTTTCATCCGAGCTAACGTAACCGCTTATACATCAGGCACTATCACAGTCAAAGTGAGCGTCTAATATGGCTACTAAGAAACAAAACGCTAAAGTAGGTAAGGTTATGGGTGAGTACAAAGAAGGCACTCTCCATAGCGGTAAAGGCGGTCCTGTCGTTAAAGACAAGAAACAAGCTGTTGCTATTGCTATGAGCGAGGCGAAGATGCCTATGCGTGGACAGCGTACAGCTAAGAACAAGGCTAAGAAGAAGTAAATGGCACGTCCTGTCACAGTAGGCTTAAACCTTACTGCAAACACTTTAACCACTGTCTATACAGTTCCTACTGGCTACTACGCTAAGTGGAACTTGATGTATATCTTTAACGGTACAGGCTCTACCAAGCACATTACAGCTTACTGGACTGATGCTAGCGCAGGGGCTGACATCTACGTTCAAAACCAAAATACTGTTAGCTCTAAAGAGTATGTCCGTATTGATGGTGGAGCCTACGTAGTCATGGAAGAGGGTGACACAATTAAGATGATTAGCGAGGCTGGTAGCACATTTAGCACTATCTGCACCTTTGAGCTATTCAAGAAAGAAGGATTCTAAGGAATATGGCTACTTATTTAGAGACAGTCAATAACGTACTGCGTAGGCTTCGTGAGCCTACAGTGCAGAGCGTTGACGATACTCCTTACTCTTCTATGCTTGGTGTCTTTGTTAATGATGCCAAACGTGAGGTTGAGGATGCTACTGAGTGGAATGCTTTGTCTTCTACTGTTACAGTTAGCACAACTGCTGGCACTTATAACTACACTTTGACAGGTGCAGGTACTCGTTTCCGTGTCATTGATGTGGTTAACGACACAAACAACATCTTGTTGCAGAATGCTCCTACCTCTTGGATGACTCAACGCTTTTTGTTTACGTCTGACAATGATAGAGGTAGTCCAATGTACTACAACTTCAACGGTGTAGACAGTAACGGAGACACACAGGTTGACCTCTTTGAGCGTCCTGATGGCGTTTACTCTATTCGTTTTAACTTGGTTATTCCTCAAGCTGAACTGACTGCTAACACAACACGTGTGCTAGTACCTGCTCACTTGGTAGCTATGTTGGCATACGCTAAAGCTATCGCTGAACGTGGTGAAGACGGTGGTAACTTATCTTCAGAAGCTTACGCTTTGTACAAGAATGCTCTGGCTAACGAGATTGCCATTGAGCGTAATCGTTACTCTGAAGAGATGAACTGGATTGCACCTTAATCATGGCTGAACAACTCGTAGGATCATCCATTGCAGCTCCCGGCTTTAAAGGGATCAATACTCAAGACAGTTCTGTAACTCTTGAGTCAGGATTTGCCACGGTTGCTAATAACTGTGTCATTGATAAGTTTGGTCGTATTGGTGCTCGTAAAGGCTGGTTAGCTAAGAACTCAACTAGCTCTGATTTAGGTAGTAATCCTATTCAAGCTATTGGTGAGCTTATTGGTAACGACGGTACTAGCTACACTATCTGTGCAGGTAACAACAAGCTGTTTAAGCTCTCAAGCGGTACACTGACTGTATTGACATACGGTGGTGGTGGTACAGCTCCTACAATCACAACAAACAACTGGCAGATGGCTCCTTTGAATGGAGTCCTTTACTTGTATCAATCTGGTTATGATCCTTTAGTGTTCGACCCTGCTGTGTCTACAACCACGTTTAAGCGTGTCTCTGAGAAGACAGGTGCATTGGGAACATTAGCTCAGAATAACTGTGTTATCAGCGCCTATGGTCGTATCTGGTCAGCCAGTAATTCTTCCAGCAAATCTACAGTTCAATTTAGCGACCTATTAGCTGGTCATATCGTGTCTACCGGTACAGCAGGCTCTCTTGATGTCTCTGAAGTGTGGCCTAATGGTGCAGATGAGATTGTTGCTTTGTCCGCTCACAACGGCTTCCTATACATCTTTGGTCGTCGTCAAATCCTAGTGTACACAGGCGCTAACGATCCTGCCGCTATGTCTTTGCATGACACAGTGTCTGGTATTGGTTGCTGTGCTCGTGACTCTGTTGCTTTGACAGGCACTGACGTTATCTTCTTGTCTGATAGCGGTGTGCGTAGTCTTTCACGCACTGTCCAAGAGAAGAGTGCTCCTTTCCGCGACATTAGCGCCAACGTGCGTGATGACTTGGTAGAAGACCTCAACGCTGAGACTCTGGCTAACATCAAGGCTGTGTACTCAGATAGCAATGCTTTCTACCTCATTACATTCCCTACTAAGGGGCGTACATACTGCTTCGACACACGAGCTGCTCTTCCCAACGGTGCTGCAAGGGTTACAACATGGAACTTAGTTCCTAAAGCGTTGTTCTCTAATCGTGATAAAGAAGTTCTAATGGGTTTTACAAGCTACGTAGGCTACTACACTGGTAATCTAGATCGTACAGCTAGATACCGTATGGCTTACTACTCTAACTGGTTTGACTTAGGACAAGCTCAGACAATTAAGATCTTGAAGAAACTAGGCTTTACTCTTATCGGTGGTAATCAAGCCAACGTAATTGTTAAGTATTCCTTTGATTATAGCCCTACGTACCAGACTAGAAACATCATTATGGGTTCTAGGTCAGTATCTGAATATAATGTAGCTGAATGGGGTTTAGCTGAATGGACAGCAGGTGTTGTCTTTGATAATCAGCGTATCCAAGGTTCAGGTAGTGGTACTGTGTTCCAATTCGGCATTGAAGTGGACATCAACAGTTTTGAGTTAAGCGTTCAGAAGATGGATGTATTTGCTAAATTAGGACGGACAATATAATATGAGTAACTATACTATTGCAGTGGATTTTGCAGCTAAGGATTCCTTGGCTACAGGAGACACAAATAAGCTTGTTAAAGGCACTGAAATAACTGCTGAATTTGAAGCTATCTCCACAGCTGTTAACTCTAAGGCAGATGCTGCTAGTCCTGCTTTGTCAGGCACTCTTAGCGGTACGTACACTGTTGACTGTGGAAGCTACTAAGAGTGTAAAGACACCTGTTGTTGTTCGAGACTCGTATGTAATGTACTTGGAGTTTTGGAACAATCAACTATGGTTCCACACTGATGTGCTTGAGTGGACATCTAAGATAAAACAAGAATTTATAAAAGATTTAAAAACCTTACAATCTTTAGTACCCTTACCGTTAATAGCTCTAGTCACAGAAGACAACAGTAAATTAGCTAAGTTTGGTGAAAAAGTAGGTTGGACTAAGAAGGAAACGATTATGTTAAACAACGGCTCTAAAGCCTATATCTACAGTTGGAGTAAATAATATGGGCGGCCTTGTTTCAGGTATTACAGATATATTTCAGGATGTAGCGCCTATAGCTACAACAGCCGCTGGTGTCTATACAGGTAATCCTGCTTTGATTGCTAGCGGTGTAGGTATGCTTGGTTCACAACAGGCAGGTCAGTCTGCTCAACAAGCTTCACAGCAAGTGGCTCAAGCGGGGCAGTTCCGTCCTATAGGTACAACTACTCGCTTTGGGTCTTCAGGCTTTCAGTTTGATCCTTCAGGTCGTTTAACTGGCGCGGGATATAACTTATCTCCCGAGGCTCAAGCTTATCAGAACCAACTTTCTGGTATGACAGGTCAGGGTTTGCTGCAAGGACAACAACTCCAAGGTCTTGCCTCTCAGTACCTCGGTGAGTCTCCTGATGCTGTGCGTCAGCGTTATGTTCAACAGCAACAAGGTTTGTTAGCGCCTCAGCAAGAACAGCAATTAGCAGGCATTCGTAACCGTCTATTCCAGACAGGTCGTGGTGGCCTAGCTACAGGAGCTACTACAGCTGGTGACATGGCAGCTACTAACCCTGAGATGGCTGCGTATTATAACTCCCTTGCTCAGCAGAATGCTCAGATCGCAGCAGGTGCTGACACGGCAGCTCAGAATCAGATTAAGTTTGGTCAAGGCTTGGCTTCGGGTGCTTATGAGCCATTCAAGGCTGGCTTTGGCACTATGGGTCAAGTTGAACAAGCTGGTCAGCAAGCTCTTGGTTTAGGCTCTGAATTGGGCGGTCAAGCTTCTTCAGCAGCTCGTGCGTTGACTCCATATACATACCAAGCAGCTGCATACAACCCTACAGCTAACTTCTTAGCTAATCCTCAACTTCAAAACGCTATTGGATCAGGCTTGAGTGGTTTGTTCGGTGGTGGTAGCACATATACAGGCTCTCCCAGTGGACTAAATATAAGCAATATTGACTATTCAGGTCTATCTAATATATACTCTGGTGGTAATCCTTTTGCTGGTGTCTTAGGCGCTGGTGAGACATGGTACGGTGAATAAGGAATAAGACATGGCTACAGATTCTATTATGGGGTTGTTTCAGACTCCTGAACAATACCAACTTGGTCAGCAGCAAGCTCAGATGGAGCAAGCACGCGCTTACGCAGCTCAAGACCCTATGCAACGTGCTGTTGCTTCTCAGTACTTCGCAGGCGGTCAACTAGGCCGTGCCTTGGGCGGTGAAGATCCTATGCTGAGGCTTGCTACAGCTCGTAATCAACTAGCTCAAGGTAAAGATTTGGCTACTTCTACAGGATGGTCCACTTACGCTAAAGAACTACAAGCTGCTGGAGATCTCCAAGGAGCCGTAGTTGCTTCTCAACGAGCTACTGAACTACAAGCTAAGATTGACGAGAAACAAGCAGCACGTGAACAAGCACTCACACTAGGCCGTGAGAAGATTCAGAGTGCTGAACAGATTGCCTCGGAACGTAATGCTTTGATGGCTCAGATCGCTCAGATGAATTCTGCTTTACGTGGAGCTAATAGCGATGTCCAACGTCAGTTGATTGAACAACGAATTGAAGATTTGAAGGTTAAAGCTGATGAAAAACAAGCAACCTTGCAATCACAAGCTCAAGGTAAAGTAGCGGCGTTTGACAGTGCTTTGGACACTCTTAATGTTATTTCTACTCATCCCGGCAAGAAGTCAGTTGTTGGGGCTTTGACAGGTGGGGTAGCTTCCATGATCCCCGGTACTGATGCTGCTGGTTTTGCTTCTCAGTTGGAAACATTTAAAGCTCAAACCTTTATTCCTCAAGTGGCAGCTCTTAAAGGTATGGGTGCTTTGTCAGATGCTGAAGGTAAGAAACTTACAGCTGCTGTTGGCGCTCTCGATCCTAAGATGAAACAGAAAGAGTTTGATGCTCAAGTTGTAAAAATTAAGACTTCCCTCGAAGAAGCTAAACAACGTGCTCTCAATATGCCGGGTATGGCAAAACAAGTTGCGCCAGTAACACCGACAGCTCCTCAAAAAGTTATTAAATTTTCTGACCTCTAAGGAAATATATGGATATTGAACTCCCAAACGGTACGGTAATTCAAGGTGTACCAGAGGGGACAACCAAAGAGCAGGTGATGCAAAAGGCTATTAAAGCTGGTCTAGCTACTGCCCAAGACTTTGGTATGGCTCCTACATCAGCAATGTCTCCTACGGACGTTAACACAGGCAATATCAATAGCGGTTTTGCTATGGGCTTAAAAGACCCTATCAGCGGAGGTGCTCAACTGCTTCCTCGTGGTTTAGAAGCTATTACATCGTTAGGTGGATTGACTCCTAATCCTGTAAGTCAGTTCTTTGGTTCTGAAGCTCAACGTGTAGACCAGATGGTTAAAGCGGAGCAAGAGAAGTATGCTCAACAACGAGCAGCATCTGGAGCTGAAGGCCTTGATGTCGGACGTATTGCTGGAAACGTGATTAACCCTGCTAACTTTGCTGCTGGTGTGCGTGCTGCTCCTGTGGTTGCTGGCGCTATTCAAGGTGCTTTGACTCCTACTACAGAGACTGAGGATTTTGCTACAACAAAGGCAGGACAAGTAGCTACTGGAGCTATTGGAGGACAGTTAGGAGCTGTTGCTACAAAAGCTGTAGGTACTGCTTTGAATCCTTTGGTTACAAAAGCTGAGCAAACAATGCGTGAACTCGGTGTAACCCCTACTGTAGGTCAAGCACTCGGTGGAGCTTATCGTAAAGCTGAAGACTTTGCACAGAATCTTCCATTGATTGGTGAAGCAGTTCGCAGTGCTCGTGAGAAAGTTCTGTTTGATTTTAACAAAGGTGTTATTAACAAAGCCCTTGGCAAAATTGACGATAAACTTCCAGCTAATGTTGTAGGCCGTGATGCTGTGTCTTATGCTGCTGAACAAGTGTCAAATAAGTATGACGACGTGCTCGGCAAGATTAACTTCAACTTAGATTTTAAGACAACATCTGGTATTCTCGGAGCTTTAAATAAAGCCAATCTGCCTTCTGCCGCTGAAAAAGAAACAGCTATTAACGTGCTTAATAAAGTAGCACTAAACCGTTTTGATAAACCTACGCTAACAGGTGCTGAATACAAAGCTATTGAATCTGATCTACGTCAGGAAGCTTCTAAATACTTGAGTAGTCCTACAGCAGCTGATCGTAACATTGGCGAAGCTCTTCGTAATACTTTAGATGTATTTAAGAAAGAACTGTATAACCAGAACCCTAAAATGACTCCTCAGCTGCGCCGAGTAGACAGCGCTTACGGTGACTTGTCTGTGATGGAACGCGCAGCTGCTAACGGCGGAGCTGTGAACGGTGTCTTTACGCCTAAGAACTACCAAACAGCTGTCCGTCAAGCTGATGTAAGTCGTCAAAAGCGTTCCTTTGCTCGGGGTACAGCTCGTGGTCAAGATGTTGCTGAATCAGCTATGGAAACATTAGGTAAAGATTCTGCTTCTACGCTTGAAGGTCGTCTAGCCTTGTCTAACCTTGGCGGTAGTGCTGTTGCTCTGGCTGCCTCTCCTGTAGCTGCTTTGATGTATACAGATGCCGGTAAGAAAGCTATGGATGCGTTGCTTCGTTCTCGTCCTGATCTAGCTCGTCAGTTGGGCGCTCAACTTCAGCAGGCAGCTCCTACGGCAGGAGGCTTATTTGGTGCTCCTATAGCGACTGATATTAACCGATAAGACATGCCTCTCTTAATCCTTGCTGGTGCTCTCAAGGCTGTTGAGGCTATCCAGCAGGGATGTGAGCTATATAAAGAATATAAAGGTACTGTCCTTAAAGCTAAGAAGACCTTCGATGAAGTCAAAGGGATAGCAACTGAGGTAACTCAAGTCAGTACAGGTATATGGGGATTCATTCAGAGTCTATTCACCTCAAAATCTGAGGCGATTAAGCCACCTAATCAACGCACAAGTGCTGACCGCATAGAGGTTTCTAATGATACTAAGACTGAGGTTAAGGAAAAGAAGGCTGAGAAAGCTCCTCCGCTAGAGTACGATGAACAAGGTATCAAGAATGAGCTAATCAAGAACTTGAAGGTATTCTTCAAGGCCATGATAGCCATTCAACATAAGATAGAGACACAACAGCTACGTATTGATACTGAGTTCATTGAACCTGATGAGTTACTTGATGTCTCCCTTGACTTAGTTATAGCTAAGAAGGAGATGGAGAAGGCTCAGAAGGAGATCAGAGAGGTAATGATCTATCAGAGTCCTCCTGAGCTAGGTGCTCTCTACACAGATGTTATTGAGATGTTTGGGATAGTGCAAGAGAAACAAGAAATAACTCACCTGAGAGCCTTGAAACAAAGGAAAGAAGAAGTTTTAAAGAAGCACAGGCTTATCAATAAGATTAGACAAAGAATAGCTTGGGTCGTAGTAATGGCTTTAATAGTGATGGAAACATGGGGACTAACAATAGCAATTCTTCTAGCGAGACAGCCTACATAAGCTTCCTGATACTGCTTACGTTGCTGTTCTTTATTATCTTACCGTTTGAACTCTATCTATATATTATTGTACAAGATCATGTACAGACTTGCCCCAGATAAGGAAATAACATGAATGAATTAATGAACCTGCTTAAAAATGCAGCACCTGCACTAGCTACGGCTGTGATGGGTCCAATGGGTGGTATGGCTATGAACGCTATCGCTGCTAAGTTGGGCGTAGAAGCTACTCCTAGCGCAGTTACTCAAGCTCTTAAAGACAATCCTGAGATGGCTGCTAAGCTCAAAGAGATTGATTGTAAAGAGTACGAGATTGAACAAACAAACCTGACGGAGCGTATGAAGGCTGATATGGCCTCTGACTCATGGTTGTCTAAGAACATCCGTCCTATGGTGCTTATATTCCTTCTGGTGGCCTACAGTGGCTTCGCTATTGCCTCTATTTTCAATTATGAGACTAGAGGTGCTTATGTGGAACTCTTAGGTCAGTGGGGAATGCTCGTGATGTCTTTCTACTTCGGTGGTAGGACAATGGAAAAACTAGCCGATAAGGTAAAGAAGTAATATGAAAGAACTAATTCAACAGTGGATTAATAAACCACCTCTAACAGAACAAGAGATTGAGATCCGTACATGGGCTTTTGTCGTTCGTTCTATCACTTGTATGGTAATGATTATTGCCTTCGGTGTACTGTGGCTCATTGGTTTTGAAGAGCAGACAGGTGACTTAGCCCCTATCGACGCTGTATTCCTTGAGATCCTCAAAGCTATTGCCTTTATGGGTGTTGGTGCTATGGGTGCTATCTCAGGCCGTAAAAGCTCACCAGCCCCCACTAAAGAAGGAGAATAAGCTATGAACCTCAGTGAACACTTCACCCTTGAAGAAGCCACTTACAGTGAGACAGCTGTACGTCAAGGTATCGACAATCAACCTTCTACTGTTCAACTTGAGAACATGAAGATTGCAGCTCAGAAGCTAGAGCAGCTACGTGCTGTTACTGGCCCTCTGAAGATTAACTCTTGGTTGCGTCTACCAGCCGTTAACGTGGCTGTTGGAGGCTCTAAAGTCTCTTCTCACATGGATGGTTGGGCTATCGATGTATCTAGCTCTAAATTGACTCCTTTGCAACTGTGTCAGGAAGTACAGAAGGCAGGTATCAAGTTTGACCAGATGATCCATGAGTTTGGTCGTTGGATGCACATCTCCTTTGCCCCTGAGATGCGTCAACAAGAGCTAACTATCTACCGTCCTGAGAACAAGTACAAACCCGGTATCTTGACTGAAGAACAGTATCATAAGGCGTAACAAAAAAGCCCTCGAAAGAGGGCTTCTTAGTTTCTAGGGTTAGAAGAATAGGATCGCTATGTTAAAGAATCCTAAGTGGATGATGACAGCTTGACAGAATTCAAAGTTATCTTCATCAGTCTCCACTATAGCCTCATCCGTATGTACAAGACCTAGTACAAGACCTCCTGACCAGTTAAAGTCTATTACCATACGTTCGCTCCTTTGTCGCTTACCATGTTTCATCCTTTGAGTAGATCATGTGGGGTACAGAACGTACCGTAGGGAACTTCTCCTTAAAGGCTTCAATAGTCATATCCTTGCCTAAGTGAACCTCAACGAAGTCAACCCCTTCCAGAGTCAACTTCGTCTTCAGTTGCACGCACGCAGGGCAGTTATCCTTGGTGTATACAATAGTCTTCATTTAGACGCTTCTAGCCTCTCTGTTAAAACTTGTGAGTACTTTGTCATAAAATATAACTGACTTCTAAGCCGTGTTACTTCTTCTTCCCCCACTTGTTCGCTTTCTTTAGAGTCTAAAAACATTTCAAGTTTACCAATTAAATAATCTAAATGTTCACGTTCTTCAAAAACTTTTAATCTACGGTCAGTATTCATCATATTTCACATCCTCCTGCTGTACAACTTAGGGTCTGAGCACCTTCCACGTTGTCAGTGACTTCCTTCATTTGATCCCAATCAATCGTAGTCGGCATCCCATTAAGAAGCTCAGCATACGTATTCTCGTCAATGGATTCATAGGGAGCTTGACGATAAGTTCCACCATCCATCGGTAAGTACGATACACCAGTGATTTCATCGAAGTTCTCCCATGTCCATGCTCCTACTTTAGGCCACTCATTCTCATTGACTGAGATTGTAACTGAAGGCTTATGCTCACACCAGTGACGCTGGAATGTCAACCACAGGTCCAAGTGTTCCAAAGCTGACAAATCTTCACGTAGACGAGCACCTTGAGGTGTCTTCATTGGAAAGCTAAAGATCACAGTGGATTCAGGCTTCATGACACAAGGCTCCCAAGGGAAACCAGCATCCTTCAAGAAAGAAGTAAGCGGATCTTTGGCATCGCTACGGACGCGACGAATGAAATAAGCACTATGTTGAGGATGAATGC